GTGTTATGTAGCGCACCTGGATTGAATAACAATGGAGCACTATCAATCTCATGTAAGGGCGGATGATAACAACTATTTGTTAGTCCAGTTGGTAGATGTAGACTTACTTGTTGCCACTTAGCCAAGCAGAGTGCAGGACCTAATTTGTCCTTCATTTCTTCTGCGGCTGACATAAAATTACTACTCATTGTTAGTTGACAATTTTGTTAGTTCAGCTCTATGCTTCATTCTATGCTCGGTGGATAATCTAATCATTTGTTTATGATTATGTTCGAGTATTTCTTTACATTCATCTAATAGCGTATCCATTCTGTTGTCTGAGATTAATTGTTCTAATATTTCAAATACTTTATTAACCCGGGCAACTCCAGTTAATTTATCATATGATTCGTCGATGATTCCGTTAAATGTTTTAAATCCTAAATCGTGAAGCATAGCAAATTGACCCGGCGAACCAATTAATAAGAATGGTCGTTTGTAGTATAGTGGTCTGTATACTTTTTCTGACACATCGCCGCAGTTTGGTTCTGTGCTTGTTTCGCATACAATATCTATGGCTATTTTTTCATATACCCTGCCCCAATCACTGGTATTGTAGGGAGGAGTAATTATCGCCGAATTTGGTGTTTGTACTAAATCTTCAATATCACTGTGTGGCACAACTTCTAGCATTTCTTTATATGTCTGCTCCGAATGCATAAAATAATCTACTAGATCGGGATAACTCATATATTCAAATAAATCTTCTCTAAAACTTGTTAGCCCCATTTCCTTAAATTTGAATTTCAAGTTAGCATGTGCGGCATATATTCTATCCGATGATGCGCGAGCAATAAACATTCCGTAATATTTTTCTTTATTCCACGGATACAATTTACTAGTAACATCCATGTACGCTGCAAGCAAATTAAGCGAAGTACGTTTTATATTATACTCAGGATGGCTACTACCAAAATTAGGTAATAATTCTGTTATTAACCACGAGGTAGGCATAAAGTTTGATGTTTCTATTGTAATTTTTGACTTGTCCCATTTCCAATACAAGCACAAGTCATCTAATAATTTATACAAACCATTGTTGGCACCATTTTTTCCTTCGTTAGTGAATAGATATACAGTCCCATCTGTTTGCATACTATGAATTATTTTAGAAATCAACTCGGGTACATAATAAAGTTCCTTACTTCCCCAATGTTTTTGCATATCTACTTTCATTACTTCTCCGTTGTTTTTGTAAAAATTGACAATAGTGACAAATCGGTGTACGATTTATAATTGCCTGAATCTTCGTTGAAATCAGCTGTCTGGTCCATTAGCATAATACCTCTTGCAGCATCTTCGGGAGTCATATTATAGTGCCAGCCTATCATTTCAACCGTATCTTGATCAAAATTAACGCCAAATGTTCTACCATCGTGACTAGCTCGTTTAAGCCAATTGTATGCATCTATATCATCAGTTAGAATCATGCCGCCTTTGCCAATTGGTATACGCTTTTTAATTTGAAATGATAATATATGGAACCCACCCTTATACATATCCTTCTGCCAACGCACTGCGCCATCAAATATATGATAAGGAGTTAATTGATATACGCCAGTCCATTCTTCTTGTGTGAAATTAACACTGCATCCAGCATGGATAACTTGTGCTGGCACTGATATATAGGTACGCGAAGGAACATCAATCTCTCCTGTTGCATTAAGGTATTTTAATGCAAGGAATATACCATGCGAACAACAATCAATTGCTACTGCATATTTACTGCCCGCAAACGTAGCTACTTTCTTTTCAAATAAATCAATTACATCCGATGGAGAATTCCACACGTAACCTTGTGCAGTTAATTGGTCTAATTCTTTACGGTTCCACTCATATGTTGGAGATAATGGCCATGATTTATACATAACTATCCTGTTGTACCAGGGTCTTTAAATTCAATTAAAGGACCTACGTATCGTGCAATTGAACCCATATATCGTCCTGGTGCTAATATATCTTTAGTAACTGTGCTTAATGCTCCTACCTCAACTCCATCACATATTGTTAATGCATTAAGGGTAGCTGATTTGAAATTAAACATACATCCATTACCAACAACTGTTTTGCCCGCAATCATAGTACCAGAATGTACAATAACATTATTATGTAACTTGCTATAATGTGATATAAGACAATATGTTTCTAATATGCAATGTTTTCCAATGGTTGCTCCCATCATAACAGTGTTAAATGAGCATAGGAAACTGCCGCGGCCAATGACCTCGGACATTGGGACATCAGTGCGTACTACAGAAGTATGATGTACGTAACTAAAGCAATCTAACTGTTGAGATTCTAATATATCAATTATATTTTGTCGAGCAATAGTATCAAGCGTAAACACCACGCAGTATTGGTATATAGTTTTATCTTCTAATGCTAAAAATTCCTCTGGTGTAATTACTGTAACTGGTCCTGCTGTATGATCTGGATCATTATATCCGTTCTCAAGATAAAATAATCCTTCTTGGGTCATAACTGATTTTGCTACGCCAATCAGACATAACGGTTTATTACTTCCGTAAGTTATTAACATGTTGTAAGTGGCTCGTTAATTATAAATTTACTAAAAAATGCAGTTGCTTCATCCCAAGATTGAATGTTAAATGTTCTAGTAGAAAAACGTACACTTATGCACCATCGTGGATTCTTGTTCACTAAAATGTTATGTGGCCTACCGGTAGCTACTAATGTTAATTGATTTCCTAATGTTCTTCGAGACATCTTATCTTCATCAAAGAAGCTCATTGGCCATGCCATTGTACGTGTGCCTACTTCGTTTTCGTCATACAGAATATATTCCCCGGGTGTTTCCGGAGTATCGAACCAAATCATTTCACTATCGTCACTATCGCCTACGACCCAATTTAATGCAAATACTGCCGGACGTATTGGATTTTGAAATAAATCAACATGCGCCATTGGTTCAACGAAGAAGGGTGACCTATAAAAGATAGTCGCCGAATCAGGAGGTAATCCGATATCGTTCATATAAGTTAACCACTCCGGTGTAAAGAGTTGGTTTATTGTATTACGATTGTACGGCCATAGGTCCCATACTGTGGTTTCATCTTTTAATTTATTAAAATCAAAATCTTTTCGGACAGCATTACTAATATCAATATCCAATACATGCCATGGTTTATTATTCACGGTACATAGGCCCTTTATTCTTAAACATACTCTTGTAGTGATATTTAAAGAATTTACTTTGGTCTGCTGTTAAATGTGGTGCAGGTAATCCTAATTTTACATTTAATGTATGTGACATTTCACTACATTCTTCTACTAAGTTTAGCACTTTGTTTTGATGCCATATATTGTTCAATGCATCAAAGTCCTGTACTTCTCTATAATCCCAATCTGTAATCATTGTCATGTACGTACCAAGTTTAGCGCCATACATGGCCCAGTCACCATTCTCCACGTCCATGCCTACATTGTGCCATATGCTTAAATGATCATAGTTGCGTTCATGTACACGCTTCTCAAAATCTAATAGAGTTGGCTTAGTGCCGCGATCTAAACACATCTTTACGCCTTCCCTAAAGCCTGCTCGCCATGCTTGATATGGACTTTGATTTGGGTATGTTGTGCTGTAGCAATCATTCATTGCCCAATAGCGTGGGTCAAAGCAAAACTCAACGGCAGTATCATCTGCGCCATCACTTGCTTCGTGTGTACGCATATTGTTTACAAAGTCTTTAGTCCAGCAACTCATGCCGCCGTTGCCATACATAAGTCCGTTGATGTGATTACGTGCTTTCCATCGAAATACTACATCTTTATTAGTATCATCTAATGTAAGTTGTAAGTTAAAGAATTCAGGGTCAGGTAAGTTATCACCATCGATTAGCACAAAGCGGCTGGTATCACTAACAGATGCAGCCACTTTGTGTGCGGCATCACTGCCTTTAACTCCATCTACACGTTTAGCCCACGGTACCATGTTTTGAATCTTAATCCAAAACTCTTCTTTTTTTGGCTCATCATAACTTAGGTAGATGCAGTCTAAATCTGCAATATCAACGATTTGTGTCATAGTATTCAATCTCAGTGTAAGTATCAGTTGGTTCTAATATTAATCCTGCATGTTTCTTTGCTACTGCATAACCTTTAGTACTGCTAACTAATTGTACAGTATAACCGGGGTTGTTGTCAATCTTTTTTAGCTTATTATCTACTATTGTGTAGCGGAAATAATTGTAGTATTCATCTTTATTAACAACAATATACGTTGTATCTGCTGGGTGATTTATCATTGTACACATTGTAATGTGCCCATCTTCTTCATAGTGTATTCTGTATTCTTTAACTTCTTCTACGATGGGTTGTATCATCGCAAATGCTTTAGCTAATTCATCTTCCGAATTCATCTTCATACTCCTTAACTAATGCATCTGTCACCCAACTCTTTTCATGATAGTGAATAGGGTGGTATTGATTTGTATTTGAGATACGTATCATCGGCAACTCTGTTTCATACATTACTAACTCGGGCCACGGAGTACTTGTCCACTTATTAATAGCAGGCTTCATGTGTACAAAGTTAATAAAATCTGCACTTGGTAGTGTACAATCTTCTACACCCATTATCTTTGCCGCAAGTGCATACACAACATCAGTAGTTGGGTTATCGTCGCGACAGTTAAGCAATACCTTATCGCGAATGTGCGCCCAGTTTTTAAATATTTGTTCTGCTAGTGTAAAGAATTGTGTTGCTTCTCTTGTATATCTAAAGTACATTAGCCCATTGTATGTATCAGGCAATTCATTGTCATCAAACAACTTTCTGTATTCACGTGAGTTACTTAACTCTTGCTTGTAATCTCTACAACCTGTGCTTAACACAACATTCTTTAATCTAAAAGCAGTCCACCAGTGTGCAATACTTCTTGTAAACACAATATCGCTTTCAAGTTTAATTGTTTCTTTGAATGGTGTGAGATAAAATGCTTGCCACTCGTTACTTAACTTCCAAGTTTCGTCTTGCGCTAAGTCATTGTTAATTGTAATTACATAATCAAACACTTTACGATGTTGTTCTGTTACTTGCTCTAATGTATTCCTATCAACTGCTACTGCATACAAGCTATTAGGCATTGTTAGTTTAATGCTCATTGCTTGTACGTAAGCAAGACGTAAGTAATCAACATCTGTTGTGTTTTGCGCAATTGTCATAAAGCCTTGCTGTGCTTGATGTGGTGTTATGCGCATATTGTATCTACCAATTTATCAAAGTCTGCACTTAATAAGTAATCTTTATCCATTATGTGTACGTTTTGCTTGGCAATGACATGTGCTATATTTTCTTCACGTATAATCATCTTTTTGCCTGTTATTTCAATGTTTTTGACTAGTTTATCTATGGTTAGCATAGTAAAAGGGATACTTTGTGATAGGTCAGTAGTGTAACCACTAATAATGTTGTTTGCAATTGCAAATGCGTAATCATTGCGGAAGTTGCGTTCTCTAATGTGATATAGTTTGCGATAGTAAGCATAGTTGCGTTCAATTCTACCCACTAAATCAAACAATGCTTTTGTTTTATCTGTGCGCTTAAACGTTATTGCAGTTGCCCACACGTAATCTAAACTTATTTGCCCCATGTTACCTGACATCGACATTGTGGGACTTTGATTATGATGCATTAGCTTGTAATCAACTGTTGTATCGAGTATGCCAAGTAGACTTGTATCTAACTGTAAATAATCACTATCAAGCAATATAGTTTCATCATACGGGCTAAGTTCATATGCACGATATCTACCACCATTTTTCCATTGTGTTCCACTTGCGTAACCTGTTCTAAAGTTATCAGTAGATGCAACCCCGATATCTGTTATAATAGTAGTTGGTAGATTTAATGTGTGTTTTATTAGTCGTGCGGATTGCTCAGCGATTTTAATGTAATCAACTGTGTCTGTATTGACTGCAAATAGTATTACACCCTTAGACTTTTCTTGCACGTTTAAGTTCTTCGTGTTGTATGTGCCACGAGTTCATTGCTTGCTGATAGTGTTGTGTGCATATATCTAAAAACTCCGATCGTTGTACAAAGATTGGGTTCTCGTACGTATCTTCTAAGTATAGCGCAACACTGGGCCACGTTGAGAGAAACGCAATAAGCTCTGGTGTTACTTTAAAGAGTCCATTATTATATGGTACGTGCAGGTCTGTTTGCACTTTCTCTTTAAGTATGCGTTTGTTTGTTTGATAGTCCGTTGCTTGTTTAATTTGAGCAACTAGTTGATTGATTTCTGTTGTCATAATAGTAATTAGCCATAAAAATAGGTAAGTGTTTATTCTTACCTATAGTGTACTACATTTATATCAGTTTGTCAACTATTATGAAACAGTTGGCGTGCCCCACGGACTTGCTGGTAAGTTTGAAGTTTCTGGATATACAATATCAACTGCCATTCTGTAGGTAAGACTTAGTGTATCATCCCAAGTTTTATCAGTAATAGAATAAACAGTACGGAAAATAACGTTAAGCCCATTAGCTCCGTTTGTTGTATCACTACTGCTTGTATAAACTTGTATATGTCCGGTACTTGCTGTGTAACTTGCCGTAGTATCAGTAACTTGCACTAATGTATTAGCACTGTTAAATACATTATTTCTATAACCCCATGCTGTATTGTTTGTCACTAATGTAATACCGGTACCTGTACGTCCGGTATTTGATGTATTTTTAAACCCAACTCCGCCTAACCCAGTTACTAGTCTAGCAAAACTGTTTTCTGATCCAGAATCGGCTGAGTTTACTGTAGTTAATCTTAAATTTAATTGTCCGCCGGCATTAAAGAAATAACGTGCAGCATCGGCACTTGCAAATGTTACGACACGATCTACTGTATAACCATTTAAACCAGTTGTACTAGATATTGCTACATCAAAGTTTGCACCAGTAGTTGTAGCACCTTGTGTTGCATAGTTTGCTTTATTATTAAATGCAGTAGTAACTCCGCCTTGCAGTGCAGCAATATAAGCAACTGTTGCACCTGCTGTTGGTAATGTAATGCCCGATCCTGCGCCAGCTTGATGAGTTAATATGCTGTTTAAACGTCCAATCAATGTAGACCATTGTGTTGCAGTAATTACTGCACCAGCTGTTACACCTGTTATTGTAGTAGCTGTTTGTCCGTAACCAATTGCACCTGTACCTGTGCCCCAAACTGTATTAATGTTTGCTACTGCGTTATTTGCTGAACCGTCTGCGTTACCTGTTGCAAAGGTATTATAATGATCGTGTAATATTAGATCGCCTGCTGCGTATGCCATTTCTGTTTTTCCTTAATTATTTAATTTAACTATTGCTTCTACTGTGCCTTCGCCTTCAGTAGTTTTGTTTCCTAACGCACGGCCAAGTACATTAAATGCGGTTATCTCACTGCGTAAAGCGGCACGAGCTAATCCATTACCTGCACTTACTAATCGATCACCTTTTGTAACTAATCCAATTACTCTTACTGGCACACGCCCGTTGACTGCTACAGGCGGATGTGTTGCGTTACTACCTGCAGATCCATTTAATAAGAATCCAGGCAATGTACTTATCACGCCAAATACTGCTTCACTTAATTCCTGAACTGCCATTGTAATTTCTTTGAGGCCGCCTAGTTCAACAACTGTACCTGGCATAAGTGGAATATCTGCCTCGAAGCGTTCGGCCAAATCGGCATAGTTAGCTGTCATTGCTGTACCAGTAACGTTTCCAGTAAAATGACCTGCAAATTCAGTTCCAATAAAATTAACTGCAAATACAGTACCAAATCTATTAGCTGCAGACCCAATGTTACCAACAGTATCTGCGCCCGATTTTACAATACTCGGCAATGATGCCGGTGCTGTCGTTGTTACATTACCAACAAAATTGTCAGCATATATATTATTAAATTTTAAACTACTCGTACCAATATCGATTGTATTAGTTGTACTTGGAATAATTGTAGTAGATATTCTGGCACTAGTTAAATTAGTCCATCCAGTAACATTTAAATTACCAGTAACAGCTTGATAACCAGAAACAACTAAGTTAGTATCTACAGTAACAGCACGAGTAGTACCACTAACATTAAGTGCTCTAAAATCCGAACCGCCCATGTTAACATGTAAATTAATATCACTGTTATTAACTTGGTTATATAATTTAACTGCGCCGCCAACAACACCAATATTAAAATTGTTGCTACCACCGATTGTTAATCCAGTATTATTAAGTACACCAAAAGTTGAGCTTGTTGTTGTATTCTGATCGCTACGTAAAAATTGCGATGATGTAAGTCCCGATAATGCCAATGCATTTGATGCATTGCCTGTTAATTGTGCATCAGTGATGGTTGTTGATAAATTCATTCCTGGTTTAAGAGTTGCAAAACCAGCAATAGCAGTTTGTGGAGTAAATACCGGATCTTTAGTAATAATCATTACTGTAGCATTAGATACATAAAATCTAACAATAACATGACTGCCACTGATGTTATCTAATATAGTTTCGACTGCAGGGCCCGATGTACCCGTACCTGTAGAAGTTAACGGACCAATTAATACCCATGTACTTCCACTGAATACAAAAAGTTGGGCAGAAGCTGTGTTCCACCATAAGTCACCTGCAATTGCTCCGTTAGGAGAAGTACTTGATGCCATTGACGTATGGATCGGTTTCCATACACTACCTGTATAAAATTTTAAAAGTGTTGCACTACTATCATACCAAATTTGGCCAGTTAATGGTGCAGCTGGTGCGCTATCATACGCAAAATTTTCTAATAATTTAACATAATTTTCATTCAAGAAAATGCCGTACCCAGCATAGTTTTTACCAATCAAAGTTAAACTGGTTGCAGAGGTGTTAACTGTTCCATCAATAACTGATGCAATCGTAGAACCCGCTGTTGTTATAACGTTATATGCCATTATGTTTACCTATTATTATAATTATTTATCTAAAACTACATTATGTTGTGTACTGAAACCAGATATCGCCATCGTTTGACCCAATGTCATTAACGCCCGGATTTGGTGCATCTAAGCTAACAAACTTAGCACTTCCGCCCCACCATTGGCCTGCTGTATGTACGTAACTAGTAGTTGCAATTGCAAGATTACCTGTGCTTGTATATGTTTGTGGTTGTGTTGGTGCTGTAGGAGTACGGGTTAAATTCACACCGGTTGCCGACGCATTCAATACACTGATACCGTCAAGTGCCAAGTCTGCTGATGCTGTTCCAGCATCAACTATTTCTAACTGGCTATTACCTTGATAAATTTTATTCTTTAAGAATCCGGAATTATTAACTACAAACCCGGTTGTAGCAATTTGGTCCGACACTGTGCCAGCGATTGCAGTTGGAGCAATCGGTACTCCGCCTAAATTAGGAGAATTAGCAAAGCTGTCATCGACATAATTTTTTGTTGCAACTCCTAATGTTGTAGTTGGATCTGCTGCAACTTCAACTACACCAGTAGATCCGGTAATGGTTAGATACGGTGTTCCATTTGTTATTAAACTAATATCACCATTTGTAGAATTATTTGTAATAGATGCATGAATACCTGTAACTGCTAAGGTTAAATCTAGTCCAGCACCGATTGTTACTCCGCTATCATTTACAATACGTAAATTCCCTGTACTACTATTATTAATATCTGTACGTAAATAATTAGTTGCAACAACACCGCCTAAATAACTAGCATTATTTGCTGTTCCCCAGAATGTTTCACCACTATGTATATTGTAACCTGTTTTAATAGTAGTAAATCCATCAACCGAAGTTGCAGGAGTAAATTCAGCATCTTGACTAATAATTGCAGTTCGTGTTCCGTCTAAATATATCACAATAACAGCATGTACGGATGCAGAAATATCTGTAATTGTTTCTCGTAACGCACCGGATTTACCGTTAATTTTGTCCCAGCTTGGGCCTACTAAAATCCAGCCGCTACTTGCATAAGGAGAAGTACCATTATATACATAAAACTGTTCATTGGTTGTATCCCACCATAAATCACCGGCCAATGTTGTTGTTGGAGGAATAGATGTTGCAACTGCACTACCAACAACTTTAAAGGCACTGCCTGCAAATACTTTTAATAAATTATTTGTAGTATCCCACCACAATTGCCCAGGAAGTGGATTACTTGGTGCTATGCCATATGCAAAATTTTCAATTAATGCCACTAAGTTATCGGTCATTATCTGACCGTAGTTACTGTAGTTACGCCCAACTAATGTTAAACTAGTATGTGCCGTGTCCACTGTACCATCTAAAATAGTACCAAGTGTTGTTCCGTTTGTTGTTGTTATTGTATACGACATTTTATTATCCTAGTTATGCTGTAGTGCTTAAATTAGTTAAAGTTTGAATACGCACTGTATAATCAATTTGAATTAATCTGTTTAGCGATTTTTGCACTGGACTAAAAATCACATGTGTTAATAGTTTGCCAAGTCCTTCGCCTGATGAACTAAATCCTTTTAAACCCAATTCGTCAAAAACGAATTGTCCATTTAAATCTTGACTGTTATCAAACACTGCTTGCCCGTTTGGCTCACCGTAGTCTAATAGACAGCTTACAATAATGTCAGTATAGATTTTAGTTGCCACATGAGAAACAACAATATTATTTCTTAATGGGTCACCGTTTGCAGCATTTGTATTATCAACAATTTTATAATATTGCGGACTATACAAGTCGGCATTTTGAACATTTGTATTTGTTGGCAAGTATGTAATAACACCAGTAGGGTCAACTGTAGTGCCGCCGTTACCAAAATGCATTTCTGTGATAAAACTTAATCCTTTGTTACTTAAACTTGTTGCAAGAGCTTCACTCATATTTTCATAATGAATAGCATTGTCTTTATCAACAAATACTTCATTTGTAACAGGATCAAATATCTTTAAAAATCCTCTAATACTAAGATTTGCAGTTGATAACATTATGCTCGCTCCTGTACAAATATTTCATTAGTTTCGGGATCGAATATTTTAATGTGACTTTGCACATCGATTCCGCCACGCTCATCGGGGCGTTTTTCAATTTGAGGCTTACTATTATCTACTGATTGTTGCATTTTATCATCCATATTATTATTTATTCTCGCAGCCGAATACATTTTATAGCCTTCCAACAACAACTTCAATTATTCCGTCTGTACCTTCAAAGTCTTCTAACGCTTTGCCTATTACTGCGCCGAACTGCGGAGATGTTGTTGCTCTAGCAAATCCATCAGACGCTGCAACCATTAAGTCGCCTTTCTTAATACTACCAGTAACTCGACACGGTACACGACCAGTCAATGCAAGGGCAACAACATTGTGCCCTATTAAATTTGTATTCATTAAATGTGCTGGGTTAGTAGATACTATACCGGCAACTCGAGCTGTATTATCAGTGGCTAGCGTAACTTCAAACAGTCCGCCAAATGCTAAAACAGTGCCCGGTGCGTATTCCGCATCTGCTTGATAATTTTCTGCTATATCGGCATATTTTGCAGTAGTCGAAACACCACTAAATGTTGTTGCGTAAACTGTAGCAAATGTAGAACCTGCAGCACCAATATCTCCTATGCCATTTCCGCCCGAATGGGTAATACTTGGTGTAGTCACAGATGCTAGCGTAAGCGACGGAACCCCTGATAAACTTGCGGCACTACCACTTGTATTTTGATTGAAAGTCGGCCAAACAAATGTACCAGAACTAAAGTTACCCGATGATGGAGTTCCTAATGCCGGTGCAGTAAATGTAGGAGTAGCTATAGTTGGGCCGGTACTTAGTACTACCGAACCAGTACCGGTGCTTGTTGTTGTGCCTGTACCACCAGATGCAACTGCCAATGTAGCAGACAATCCTGCGGCTGTTCCGCTGGTGTTTTGATTTAATGTTGGGAACGTACAATTAGATAAATTACCACTTGCTGGGGTACCCAATACCGGTGTCACTAATGTAGGCGAATTACTTAATACTACTGAGCCTGTCCCTGTGTTAGTTGTTGTGCCTGTCCCACCGTATGCTACACTAATAGTGGCGGCATTCCATGTTCCACCTACTAATGTGCCAACCGATGTAATTGCTGTTTGTGCCGGAGTAGTTAATGTACCTTGTAATTTAGTAGCAAATACTGTATTAAAAATACCGCTGCTCGATCCAATATTGCCAACCCCACTAGTGCCGCCATTGACTAGTTTAGTGACTGCATCGCTATTGATTGTGTGTGCACCAGTCTTAATTGGATCATAAATTGCATTAGTTAAACTTACTTGTCCGCCCAATGGTTCAGCAACATTACTAAACAAATTCCATACACCATCCGTGTCATTACGTACAAATCCGGTATGTGCATATACGTTGGCTGGGCCACCAGTAAATGCACTAAAGATACCTATATCATATGTATATGGATATGGTGTAGATGCTTCCATATATACCAACGGAGCTGAAACAGATAACGTCGAAGTACTAGTAGTAATTAAGTTAGCAGCATAAATGTTTCCGCCTACTCGCATATCACCTGCAACTCCAATTCCACCGTTTACTACTAGTGCGCCAGTTGTTATTGAACTTGTTGCTGTTGTTGCATTAACTGTTAATCCGGTCGACGATAATCGAGCTCGAAGATTAGATAATTGTGTGCCGCCTGTGTGGAATACAATACTTTTTCCTGAAGTTTGTGTACCCAATGCTAAATTGCCACCGTTAACGTACATATAGCCATCAAGTGCGCCAGCGATACTGTAATCTGGATTAGAATACCCACTTGAGTTAATACCCATATCAATGTATTTGCTGCTATCATCGCCTGTGTCAGCAACTGCAATATAATCCGACGAAGCAGTCGCGCCACTGCTTATATTTTGCATCACAACTTGTTGATAGTCATTGATGCTACTGTTGAACTGTGCAATTGAGTGTGGAAATGATGCGGAAACTATATCTGATCCAACGTGTAGTTGATATGCGCTAGGTATGTGTATGTTGCCGCTAATGCCGAGTCCGCCTGCTACCACTAAAGCGCCAGTTGTCGATGAATCTGAATCAGTTGTTGCTGTGATATTTATAGCGCCACTAGATGTTAATCCAGTTAGTGTACCAAGTGATGTAATTTGATTTTGGGCCGGAGTTGCAATATGTCCAGTTAAATTAGTAGCAGTAACATTACCTGCATTAATATTGCCAGTTACACCAACACCGCCAACTACAGTAAGCGCACCAGTTGAGGTTGATACTGACACAATTCCGGCATTATTTCTAATTGCACCATCTGTATAAAACGTGCCAGTTGTATACAACTCACCAAATGCTGATCCAGCAGCTCCTAAATTATACATTGAATCAGTAATCGGAACTAAACTTGAATTAACTGTTAATTGTGCAGTGTTTCCTGTAGTTGCTACATTAGCAAAAAAATCTCGTAATACCGATCCATCTATTCTTTTAGTAATATACGGTCCATCAGTATCTACCACTGCCATTAGCGTAGTATTTGTCATGCTAGTCAGCGCCGTTAACTGGCTTATTTTAATTGTCATTTATGTCTCCGGACACGTTAATCATTTTTTGTTTCGTAGTGGTATTAATTTCCATCAATATCACCAAACTCGCCGTATATTTCTATACCCGATTCTGTTACTATATTTACCAACGCCTCATCACCTATTGCAAAACTCGCTGGATAGCCACTTGGCCATAATTTTAAGAATAATACCTGAGCAGTATCAGTAAACTGGAAGCCCAGCCCATCTGATGGTGCAATTCCAGGTATAGGTGTATACCATGCATTATCTGTTTTTAAAGTTACATTTGCTTTAACTGTAATATTTCCATTGGCATCAACTGATCCAGTAACATATTCGTTAGTCGAATCACTTGCAGCTAATAAATTCATAGCAAGCGGAGCAATGTCAGAACTAATTGTGCCATTGATACTTATTTGATTACTTACATTTGCAATATATACCGATGTAGTAGGATGTATACTTGTAACAGTACCGCCATTAATTGCAATATTGCCTGCGCCTAATTCAAATATTGTTGTATCTACATATACTAAGTTAACATACTTACTGTCAGTAACTGATTGTTGAACTATTGCATTTGCACCAGTTGAGCTTTGAGTTATGTAACTACCACTTGATACTGTGATATTACTATTCAATCCAACATTTGCAGATGCATAACTAAACGGTATATTGTTATTTTTAATAACAGTAGCACGAGGCACAGCCCTAATACTTGCAGATGTAGGATATGCATTAGCATCTATTCCATTCAAACTAATATTACCTGATCCTACAGTAAATTGACCGGCAGTATATACTAATGTTATGTAGTTACTAGTCGTATCTGTTTTTGTTACTCGAGCAGTTGTTCCCGACGAACTTTGAGTTACAATGTCACCAACTTGTAAAACTGGTAAAATAGCACTTACTTGTATGGTTTCAGCAGTTAAGGTTGATATTGCAGTTACCGTAACATTAGCACCAGTACTTGCTTGTGTAATATAATCACCAAACGTCGGTATGATTGCATCAGTAAATGTTAACTCATAGGGCGGAGTTGATGTAATAGTGTATGCATGATCTACTGCATGAGTTACATTACTAGAACCAATATTTGGCATTAATTGTCTATTACTTGCATCAACTACTGCAACCCCAGATTGATAAGTTAATCTCGGTGCGGTTCCTGCTGTTCCTCTACGTAATTGTCCTAATGTATGATTAATTAAATCAATTGTATAATACGTAATTCGTTCTGTCTGAATAAATATTACCCCAGGGATACCAGCATCTGGGTCCGGTATAGGTAAGGTGCTTGCATCTTCAACATAAATTAAACTATCACTAATATTTAAAGGTGCAGTTAACACCGTTGCATAATGTTCTGCAATTCGTAGATATGTCGAATTGTGTAGCATATCGTGTAATATGCGATATCCAAGTACCACAGTATTACCAAGAATCTTAGTATATACTTGTAGATTTAATGTATCAAATACAATACCCGGAACCATTTCTTCTGGAGCATGACTTGAATATGTATCAACATACGCACCACCAACAACATCAATATCTTCTGGGCGTGTCCCAAGAGCTAAATCAGTGTAGTTACTCTGAATCAGCGAATCAACTGCTGTGTCACTTGTCATTGGTAGACCATCAATATCATATTGCACCTGATCAAATAGGTTGATATCAAACGGTCCTAAATCTAAGCCAGGAGCCTGATCAAACGGCAGTCCAGTTACTTGTACGCCTGGATAATCAATGCCATAAATTAACTGTGATAAATTTTTCAGTGGAAGGTCATTACCCGGAGCATAGTTTGCCATTATTCTATCATTTGCATTAGTAAAACTTGCAGATGGATGAACAGTATAATCAGAGGCAATAAATTTAGCCGGGGTAGTCATGTTTGCATTTACAATGTAACCAACTGCATTATAGCTAACAATGTCGCCTGCTAAAAATACTGTATTAGGTGTCCATTCTTTAACTACACTAGAATAACTAATTCTATCAAATTTCATAGTAGTATTAATACTACGCACCTGATTATTGTGTAATCTTGCGTATGCCGTTGCCCCTGATCCATTGCCATTTAATCGAATAACAACTTGTTGGCTATATCCTGTTCCTGGATTATCAACTATCACGGCAGTAACTTCACCTGTATCAAAATTAATCAATGAGTGTGCAGTTGCACCGGTACCATTTCCGTATATCTCAACTACAGGCGCAGTTACATAACCGACTCCTTTATTTCCAATTTCTATTGATTCAATTTCATAGGTTCTATTAGCATACCATTGATTATATGGTGCTGTTTGCCACATCGATGAATCTGTAGCAAGTTGCTCGCCACTCGGACTACGGAATACCTTCAGCGTATGATCATAATATGCAGGTAGATCAAAGTCAGTCACGCTACCCGGGAACTCATCAACACTATTGTAATTAAGTAAATATTCTCGTATCTTAGTTGAATACGGTTTAACTTCGTTTATATAATCCTGGTAATAAGTTTGATTGTCCTTGATATAATTAGATGGTTGAGTTAACCCACGTAATTTGTGAACAATGCTAATAAAACTAGTTTTAAATATCCAATCAACATAAGTTTGTTCAGTAAATAAATAATTCATCAATTGAAAGAATAATTTATTAAACTCTCCAGCAAGCGTACCAACAAATATATCATCTCGCAATCCAACAATAATATTTCGAAGTTCAACGTGTTGATCTAATGTTACATCAATTAATTTAGATTTATTAAGTTGTATGGTTCCGTGTTGTTTACCAATTGTAACAAATTCAAGTGCGTCATTGACAAGTATTAATTCCCATTGTCCTGCTCCGGTATTGGTTATTTTAATAATATCATCAGCTGCATACGGCAGTTTTAATGCATCAAGCAATGTTGCAACTGAATAAGCTGGTTTAATAGCAGAAGTGTAACCAGTGGCATACCAATCTGCGTAATCCCAATACAACCTAGTTTTGTATGATTGACTTCGAATTATTTCCCATGTATTAGTACTAGTTAATTGATGCAATGTCCATCTACCTTCGTACATTGTATTAGTCGCAACTAATACTAAGTAACCCGATGATAATTCAGTTGTATCAACATATAGTAATTCTTCTTCTGTTGTAACTAATATATCATATTCATTTAACTTTTTGCTTGGTTGCGGTTCTTCTAATAGAAGATGTTCCACATTATATGTAGTATATTGGGCAGTTGTAAATACATTATTAACATAATCAATTAGTACAGTAACCGCAGTAAGTCTATCAACAAACATCGATTGTCGAGGTCTAATAGAAATACCATATCGGTCAGCAATGCTTAATCCCATATCCGGAACTTGCGCATTAGCTATATCATATCCTACTAAACTATCTATTAATTTATCTATAATTCGAACAGGAATTATACCTACATTATTGCCTTTTTGTATTAATTCATATTCACTATGTACTATGCTTGAATTTCGTATTAATTCATAATCTAAATGCAATATTGTATCTACATCGGATAGATACTCAGCAATATTATATAGTATCACCGCAGAAGGTGAAATGATAGCTGTATATGCTGTTCCGTTATTTTTTGGATTTTCTATTAAGTCTCGAATAACTTTAATCGGCAACGATCTTGAAGAATTAATAACATCAAGTGATGTTTTATCTTTAACCCAATAATAATATTTTGTACTAATTATATTAGTAAGTGGATCAACAAATATAGTTTCTACATACGCACTATCGTCAGCATGTTTTGGTGTACCATTGTTACCTGCAGAAACATATTTGCTCGGTAATACGTCTGATTCTACCCACTCCAATACTTCAACAATTGATCCTGGAAATAATCTACCCCAGTTAATACTGCGATATGCTAGTGATCCTTGCTCGTAATCTATGTAACGTACTTGGTCTAAATTCCACCATACTCTACCGACTTGTGTAGCTTCCCAATATGTATTTGAACTGCTTTCGCTACTTGTGCCTTTATTATAAATTGCAGGATCATATGATGTTTTATATGAAAGTTCTTGTTCTGCTAGCCCTAAAATCTTACCAGCGGCTGGATCAATGAATTCTAAATTAGCTAAAATAGTATTAGTTCGTTTGTTATACACATAAAGTCTGTTAACAGAATCAATATCAACTGTTGGCTGTTCGTAACGTAATAAACTCCACCCACGTTGCCCAGTTGGATTACTAAACAGATAAATGCTACCACCATTGGTTATTGTTGCATCATCGTTTGGTGCACTTACTACAATATGTCCGCCAATAACATCAATCGCAGCACCAAATCCGTCACCTGGATTTAAATCAGTTGGATCAATTTGTTGACAGAATGCATAACGGCCCGGATGCTCTACTGCATTACGTGGGTCATCGTATAATTCGTATGTGTACACACTACCACTAGCTTTTATACTATCGTATATGCCGGTAGTCTCACCATCGAGTATAGTAGTATCGTTATCAAATGTAGTATATTTTCTTGTTGTACCGCGATCGCTACTGATCACTAGCATGTACGCATTGCGAGCCAATATAACTTTAGTACCAAAATATTCATTAGCATTTTTATAAGGGTTAACAATAATCTGCATGAATGCAAATATAGCCATTCCGGCATCGGCATACACTGTACCACTTGCTGATAGAATACGTAAGCGATTTTTAGCTACAGTTTTATCACTGTTTAATCTTAAATATCCATTTTCATTAACTGCGGTAATACCCAATAAGTTAGCATCGTTGATGTCCTGTACTAAACTATCTAAACTTGTACCAGTTACAGTAATTTCAAAGTTGTCTAAGCGAATTGTGTCGCCTGGGGTAAACGTTGGGTTATGTGTATAACCTGTGTTAGTACCGTATAGTGTTCCTCTATTATGGAATTTCCATACAGCACCAGTGTTATAAATTGTACCACTGTCGTAATACGGAGCGCCAATATAGAATGCGCAATTGTTTGAACAAATTGTTAATGCCGAACCAAAACGTGCGCCTGATTGAATTGCACCTAGCGTACCATCAAGCGAATCAATTCCAATTAGTTTTTCTAATAGAGTAAATTTATTAGTTTCGATGTTAATAACTTTACCAATGCCTGCTGGAACATATAATGTTATTTCTTTTGCGGCTGTTTTTGTATAATCAAATATTTCAATGCCATCAACTGTTACTTTATATACCGGAGCGATAGTTTCTTCTGTAGTATATATTGTATCGTTAGTACTATTAAATGATTCAATAACACGATCGTACACAAATACCGATCCAGCACCAACATTCTCAACGTATGATGTACGTGGTAATACATTTCCATCTAACGTAATTGATGCAGTATTAGTTCCTACAGGAATTGAACGTTCAACGGTTGTTATGCCATCGCTGAATACTGCTACGTTAACTGTATCACCCGGGCAGCCAACTCCAAGTTGTGCACCATTTAGACTTGAATCTATACAATAACCAAATTCGCTACCTGCCGGTCCAGAAATAGTATCTATTAATGCATAGTACGGACCTTGTGAAATTGTTAATGTAGCATTTACGTTACCGGATATAAATGTTATTGTTTGCCCACTTACTGTATAGTCAATTCGTGGAATATATGTACGTGTTGCACTTGTAACTAATAATGAATTAGCATCAGTTGACCCAACTGTTGCATCACGTGTAAACGGTACTGTTACCGTTGACACAGAACCAGATGTAGTAACATTTCCGGTAGCCACAGTCACAAAGCGTTGTAAACCGTAAACATAAACTTTAGGAGTCGATTCGTATGGTGCACCAACATATAGCCAGTGGCCCAATTCATCAAACGCAAAGCCTGTACCGAATTTCCCACCAACAGCACTAACATTACCTGCGATGACTTGTCCTCTTACCCAATTTTCAGTGCCAGCAGTTTCTTTATAGATGTATAATAGTCCAACATTTGCTGCTCCTGCTAATCCAGAACTTGTTGGTGCCGCAACTGCTAATGTTTCTCTTGAATCGATACCATCAAATACTGTAGTATCAACTGCTGTATCAATGTGCGAACCGAATGTAAATGTATTTGCACCATCTGGTACTATAGTAGTTGTTTCAACATATACATTAGATGTATTTTTATCAAATACATTTACTGCACCAGTAGTTGCATATAAAGTAGTACCAACAAAAATAGTTTGCTCGGCATTATCAATCATTTTTAATGCTTGGCCATATCCTATATCTGCAGAATATTCACCGATATTTTTTACTAGGCGTTGGCCCATTTCCCATGGGTGTGTCTTCTCGTATACTTTCCATAAGTTGTCGCCAGTATTGTACGGTTGACCTTGTCCTGTTGTAGTTGCTGCATCAGTATCAATCCAAATCTTCTCGCCGACTTTCCAGCCATGTGGTGGGAAGTATTCACGAGCAGTTTCCATGTAATCAAAGCGTAAACTATCTAAGGTAAACAAAATACCAGAGCCAGTAAAGTTAGTTAATGATGTTGTATCGCCTGTGTAACGAACCATAAAGCTACTTAAATCTACAATTCTATATACTTCATAGAAGCCATCAAATGCAGCATCAAAATTACGAATCATTACTACATTATCGGCTGCTAATCCATGATAAACATCTGTTCTAAATGTTATATAGCCATCTAATGCATTTTCTACTTCTACAATAGTAGTATCTGTTTCTGATATTCTAAAAACATTCCAATCTGATTTAAAATCTTTTGCGGTCCATATAGTATAACCACTGCCCATTGTATATGTTAGACTATTTAAATCTGTATAGTTAGCAAGGTCGAATATAGTAGCATCGATATCATCAATATTTACATAACCAGCAGTCGGAATATCATTATCATAATCACTTTGATTATTTCTAATAGAGGCTATTGTACCATCAAATTGATTAGTTGATTTGTAAAGATCGCCGTTTGCAAATACAGTAACTCCGTTAGCTCGTGCTTCGTCTGTTGTTGGCACAAATTCTGCAAGTGCAGGATTAACACTGAATGCCTTTTCATCTAATGCAATTTCTACGTATGGATTAGTATCAATTGCGCCATATTCGCCAACTCGCACTGCCCATTCTTCGTAGTAATCAATTGCACTATTTAAATTATTAAATTGTGCATTAGTTAATGCATCAATTGCATTTGCCGTTCCTTTTTGTGTAATGTAACCTTTATAGAATTCAACTTGGGTTGTTTCGTTTAAGCCCATGTCATCTAAAAATTGGCGTGGTTTAAATCCAATTAATCCGTGGCTATATTTAACATTGTTAGAATCATTAAAATATCCGTATGCATCATAATATGATTGTGCTTTAACTGCATTGCTCGCAAAGTTAGGTAATAATCCTGTTTTAATTTGATCAGCGTCAACACTTTTCCATACAGAGAAATCAAATAATTCGGATGCAATAATATTTTGAAGTGCAACATAATATTGATTTTTATATTGAACTAATACACCTTTAAGATAATCTTTTCCTTGTATCCAAGATTGTACAGTATTAGAATTATATACAAATCCCGGTGAGTTTAAACTTCCGTCCCAGTTATCTGTTTTTTGTCCGATTAATTTTAATCTAAATTGTCTATTGCCAAGCTCGGGTTTATAGATAATATCATTGAACACTGTTGTATTATCAAAAACTAATACATGTTCGTATTGTACTAAATCTAACGTCATAAGTCCTATTACTTGGCCGTTAGTTAATTCTACTTTTAAACTTGTTGGTGTACGTAAAACATTATAATTATTATTTTTAATTAATTTAAAATTTTGATCTAATATTTTTGTTCCGTACTGACTGTCAGAGATTCCATCAGTGATTGCGCCTGAACTTAACGAAGTTATTAAATTGGACACCGGTGATAAGACTAAAATACTTCCATTTGGCCAACCTTGTTGTGCCCAGAATAGGAATTCTTTAGACGAAAGTTTCCAGTTACGTACTTCATTTAACTGACCGTCGTTGTCATTGAATGTAAACCCTTGCGCTTGCAAATAGCGTTCGTAACTTATTAAGAAATCAACTACTTGTTGCATGCTACTAAAATCATAACCGTATGGAACTGTTAATTTAACTGGTTGATAATCATTGAACACTGCAGCCGATTGTGCTACTACAGTAATCTTAGATGCATTAGAATTAACTATGCTAGGAATGATAGTGAAATACGGGTTACTTAAATCATACCCACGTACACTGAACCCATTACTTGTTTTTTCAATGATAACTGCACTGTATGTAAGTTTATCAACCGGGGTTGATTTATACAAATATACTTCGTAATTTTCATCCGGGATAATAATACTATCATTTGTACTAGTCGGTGAGCTTTGCTCTGCTAATACTTGTAAATATTTTTGATCACTAAACCCAGCCATTTTATATGCAAGATTAACTTTGTAATTTTTCATCAATGGAGTAATTTTAGTAGCCGGATTAATACCAAGATTAATTAAATAATCCGCAACCCAGTTTAAATATCCGGCGCCTCTGAATACTGTGCCAGATGTAATATCACCGTTAAATGATGTTGATGTTTGTTTTAAGTGATTGTTAGCTGTTGTTAGATACTGACCTATATTGTAATTATATTGATAGCTGTTAACATCTAAAAAGACTCCAAAATATTTGCCTGGTTTTGCTAATGCCAATGCTACCTGTGCAGCAAACGGAAACTCGCTACTAGTTCTCCATGCGGCTTCTACCGGGCCTTGACTACCTGCCGCCCAACTTGTAGCGGCATATTTTGAATCAAACTCGGCAGTTAATATTGCCGCTGGGCTTTTTAATATACCATTTTCGTCTACTGGAATGATTTTTGAAAGTCCAGGACGAATATAGTTAGAATCTACTCCAGCAGTTGGGCCGCCCTTAATTAAGCCTGCTTCTAAATCGCTCCATAGTAATGTATTACCGCCGGTATAGGGTGCTGTTCCGTATTCGTCTTCCCACCAATCAGGAATTGATGTAAAGCCCAACATTTCCCATGGTGTTTGGTGTGGACGAATTGTATCATAAAAATATTGGAAGCATGCTTTCCAACTGCCTGGCAGTGCTTCGCCGTTAATTCTATCAATGAATCTACTGTAGTTCCATGTAAACGGATCATTTGAATTAAACGTATCATTTGTGCTATAATCTAATTTGTTATTCCCGACCCAGTTAAGAAAACTACCCGACAATAATTGAGTGGCTTCAGCTAATACAAAGTCGCTGTTTCTAAATTTGCCTGTAACTATTTCGTGGATATCTTGATTGCGGCCTGTGTCGGGCACCTTAATATTATTATAGATACGTTTTTCTAATTCTAGTAGGAAGTCATCACGGTAGTCATTAAATGCCGGTGTTAAGCTACCATCGTGTCCTCTAATAACATTAATAGGCGTACGGTATGTATCATCCAAAAAGATCTCAGGAATAAATTTAGGATATAATCCTAACTTAGTAGGAGTTTCAGGGATGTAACATCCGTCGGTGTTTTGATATTCTACAATAGTAATTAAATCATCTACATTTAATAATAGAGTATCTGCAAAAGTTACTGCCGGACGTTCTGTATTAAAAGAATAATCTCTATTTAAGATTAATTGTTCGCCATTTAGATATACTAATATCGCTTGGTTACTTAATATAGCACTATTGAATACCGATGTAATTTCATAAGTTCTAACTAACGGATCAAATACCGTATATCCTACATCATTTAAAATATTTTTTAAAGTACCGTACGGTACCATATCACTATAATACCACGGAAATAATTGACTTTTAATTGCGTTAATAGTTGTTAAAATTAAATCAACACTAGCAGACGGATCAGTTGGTTGGATACCATTTAATGTTGAACTATATTCAAGAAATTTATTTTTAAATCTTGCGTATTCTTGTTGTGCATAACGAACTGCGTTAACAAAATTAGTATCTTCGTTTAATAAAAATAATGCAGCATGTGGGACAGGTGCGCTATGTTGCAAGATGTTGCCACCTTGCGTTGCAAGCTCGATATCTCGTAAATTATTAGGGCCAAGAATATTACCAACTAATTCTTTGCTATTGTGACTTAACGCAACCACATGATTACGTATCTGGCCTAAGGTCAATGATTCTAAATCAATATTTTGTGCATTTAAATCTAAATTTAACGGAATCTGATAGTGCCCAAGTTTACTTACTTCTTTACTGTATACTAAGATATCGATTTTATCGTCGATTGCAGGGGTAGCCACTAACCTAATAGTTTTTGTTACAGAATTAAATACCCATTGAGTAGGGGTTAACAATACATTATTTTGAAATACACGCAGATATGGGATAGTAGATTCAACCGCAGGTGTAACATCAATTGCAAATATTGTTGTCGAGCCCAAATAGATATATGATATTAATTGGTATTGTTTACTTTCTTCGATAACTGTTGACCAAATGGTAGACGATACAGAATTATAACGGTCTGCAATTTTATGCAATGACCCGATAGAAATTTGAGTAATTGGGTTTGCTGTATAACTAAACGTATCTATATTATAGTAATTAGAAAATTCGATATCGCCTTGTGTTCCAAAGTTTCTATAACTAAGTGGAAATTGCAATACTGGGTCAGTGCGCCCTGTTGAATTTCGTTTATAGCCAAATAGCTTAGTACCAGCAAAGGTACTTGCTGGATATTCTGATAAACTAGTGTCAGCCAAATCAAATATATCAAACAATGGGTCTTGCTGATTGCTTGTTTTTGTTTGGCTTTCTACCCAGTTAATGCCGTTAAACCACCAAGATGTTCCTTTATACTGCCCTGTTGTAATTACAGTCGAATCATATTGTTCTGCTATACCATCTGCGGCTAGAGTCAATGTAATTTGTGGATCGCCTACTGGTCGTTGAAATTCGTCTACCGTTATATATACTAAATTAATTTCATAAATGTTATTACGGACTAACGGATCATTGTCGTTAGCAAATATAACACGAGTTCCATTTATAATAGTTGCGCCACGAAATATAGTTTGATAGGTTCCTTCAACATCACTAAATGCATCTGTGGTTAATGTATCCAATATATCAATTGCTTTTTTACCAATACGTCCGTTATTAAATAATTGATAATCGGCGTTAAATTGTACAATAGGACGTTGCGCACGTTGCAATTGATCATACGCTGGTGTTGTTGAATTATATTCTGCAGTCTTTTCAATTACATCTCTATGAAACCATCTATTACTACGTGACCATGCATTTAAATCTTTGCTAGCACGATTAATCGTAATATAGTCGGGAAATACTTGCCCGGGATAATTTATTGCTAATTCATCATTGAATGGTTCCGGAGTAATCAATGCAGTAATGTCAACTAGTCGAATTGCATCACCTACTCCCTCTACATAATAACTATTGTTTTGATATGTTGCTGGGTAGACATCTGTGCCGAATTTAATTTTTAATCCTGTTGTGAATTCAATTCCGTTAGGACTAATGTATTCAACCTGTCCGATAATTTCTTGATCTACATCAATGATCCAACTTGCAGGATTAATTAAAGAGAATTGGCCGTATAGGTCAGATAATGACCCATCTTGATAATATATTGTATTTTGTACACTTGAAATTACAGGGACTTGATGGAAAAATTCATCATAATCCTTAAAGTATTCTCGGTTAACATTAGTAATCCCAGATTGAATATATACCTTATTATTCAGCGGTACATCTATCACCGGCACTAATCTAATAATTGTGTCACCGCCATTTTCAATCAACATTATTTTCCATACACCGTAACGTTGATTGTTAGGTACTACATATCCTGCATCAAACTCGTCTACTTCTATACCGTGGTTGTCAAATAAGCCGGGTGTGATCCAAGCGTTTTCGCCATAATTAGTTAATTGATCTTGATCAATAAAGATTAAAGTTTTACCATCAATATTTGCTGCAATAGGAGCATATTGTGGAAATGCTTGTATAAAATTAGATAATAATTGATGTTGAATTTCTGAATATGCCAACGGTATAGCATAATCTACATTGTAGATTAAATTCATCGAATTAAAATTATCTTGTGCAGTCGAATGTGGCACTAAGAACGTAATCGTACCAACGTCAGCTCCGTTATTGGTTACACCCAATACTTCACGTGAACTAATTCCGGGTGTTGAATTTACAAGACCGTCTATTCCTAATTCAGTCTGAATCCAAAATGGATGCCCGGGTTGATTAACTTCAAAGGTATACACTCCGCCGCGGGCTAATATTAAGGTACCGTTATTGCGCCCTGTGGACTCAAATCGATATTTATTTGTAGTACTATCTCTGTGTACTGTGATAGTATCAGTTAGTGGTACACTACCGGTATATACATCAACTGAATCAGGACCGTTTGGTAACCAGAAATATTGTGTAAAGTTAATAAACTTATCGTACGAAATTTGCGGATTAAATGAGTAATATTCTGAAGCAAATAATCGACTGTGATCAGTTGTTATACCACCATAGTAATCTATTTTATTTAATAAGTCAATATAACTAGCAAAGAATGTAATATTTTGTTGGTCATCACGAGCAACTATACTTGGTTCAAGTTGATAATTTTGGCGTTCAGTTAAACTTTCAACTAAGTAACTATCTTTATTTTTATATGTTGGCGCAAATTTTCTACCTATATATCCATGTATAGTTTTTAATTCGGGTTCAGCAATTAATTGATCTAATGTCGCCGACAAGAATTTACTATTCGTATCTGTTTGGAATATTGTTGGTAAAAATTTAAGGGTTTTTCTAGATGCCATTGTCATTTCTCAGTGTTATATAGTATTTAAGCCAGAACAGTTTGGTTGATTTGTGCCGCAGTAATTGCACTAATTACCTGTATATTATCTACTGTTGCTGCACTTGTAATGATTTCATTGTATTCTGCATTGATTTGTAACAAACTACCAAACGGGCTTGTTTCGTCTGATGGCACAATAGTTATACTTGCAATATTTGGAGCAAGTACACTATGTAAATATGCACTTAATTCACTAAAATAAAATGTTTCACCAAAGTCCCAATTTGCAACATCAAAGTAACTATTAATTGCAGCAATGACACTAGTTTTAATATCGTTGTCACTAATAATAATAGCCGAGTTTTTTACTACTTTAAATGTTGCTTGTAATGCCATCGGTGCTTTTGATCCAAATATTGGTTTAAACTTAGCAGGATTATAGATAATTGTATCACTAACACTTTTGTATTTTTCTAAACTTGCAAAATCTGCACCTAACACTGCCGACGACGGACGAGTAGGTTCAATAGTTGCGCCCGACGAATCTCTAATCCATGACATATAATCAGCCGCGTATTGTTTAGTTAACATATATAAATCAATGATGTTATTTGGACTTGGGTCAATTCGACGATAGTTCGGACTATTATGTCTATATTGGAAATATAAATCTTGTCTACCAATTTTAGAAGTATATCCAGTAACCTCATTCAATGTATACACATTAGCACTACTAATAGCCAATTGAAAATATTGGTTAGTTAATGGTACGTAGAATAACTGATCTGCTTGATACAGCGTCTTATCTTCTTCTATCAATAACTTAGTTGCATACGTTGATATAATTAACTCACTACTTACCGGAATTTGATTAGTAAAGTTATCGTACCCATCAGTTGCTTTAAAATATACATATTTAGATTCAGGATATGTATATGGCGAAACTATAAGATCAAATAACTCTGGGTTATCTGGTATGCCATCATTGTTTGAATCTGGGAATGTTATTAAAATTCTATTAGGGTTTGAATACCCGTCGACGTCAACAATATTTTTATGAATATACCAAGTATAATCTAACGCCTGTGGATACGAATCATCAGGGTTAGAATTTATTTTTAATACTTTAATTTGATCATGTAATGTAATTCCTGTTTTTGGATCATAAATTTTTACAGTATTATCAAAGTAGAAATTTGTTTCGTTAACACTTTCGAATATGTAATTTAATCCGCGGTAGGTTACTGTATATGTTTGCCCAACTGTTTTAAAATAGATCATCCAGCTCGAATCAAGTTGTGTGCCGCTAGTATTTCCAGCATATTGTAAATCAAATTCACCAATATTTAAATTTTGTGGTTCAATTAATACCCATACATTCAGATCAATATCATAACGAATACCAAAATCTTCGTATGCTTGTGTGTATGCTACAATTGATTCCACTAGTGTAGTTGAAAATTTATTATTAAATGTAGCATAAACTGAATCCGCAATTGCATCAGTTGGCACATTGCCGCCGACTGTAATAGGGCCTGTTCCATTGGCTAATTTACCTTGGCCGGCATTTGTTCCATCAGCTAATACTGTGTCTACAGCAACATACAAATATAATTTATCACCTGATTTAGTCGGCGTTCCAACTTGGATAATATTTCTTGCATCAAAGTATTGACCACTACCAGCAGAAAATTTAATAATGGCGCCCGGTTTAATGTATGAATTGTTATTACTAACTGTATCACCAACTTGAAGTATCTTGCCTAAACTATCAACAAAATATCCAGTTGAACTATTTGCCGCAGTCGTTGCATGAACCCATCTAACATCAGGCAATAATAACGGAGATTTAAAATAAAATGCATAAAAATATTGTAACATTTCCTGTGATGTTACTAGTGGAGTGATATTATTGTATATAGTTCTATAGATATCATTACGAGTCACAAATTCAAATGAGAATGTATTTTGAGTTTCATCTCTATAGAGATATCCATCATTTGCAAAAATATTAGTACTAGAATATTTTCCAGTTGTATCAATAACATCTAAGTAACGACTTACCCCAGACGATGTACGATTAACTGCCTTTACTTTTAATACATTACTAAACAATGTATAAGGAAGAATATTGTAATCCTCACCTGTAACCATACGATCACGTGTGTAATATTGTTGCGGTGCTTTTTGTCTAATTTCCTCGATGGTTTCACGAGGACTTGCATTTGCTACAGTGTATTGTAAACTTGCAGTAATATTGATTGTTTCTATTCTACCAGAACGGCTAGTGTAATTAACAGGGATAACAATATGTTGCATTTCGTCTGGCGTGATTTTATAATTTGCCCCGTTACTAGTTCTGTAATATAATCTATAATTACCTTGTGGAATATTAGCAAACGAACCATCACCAAATATTAAATCAATTTGATCACCTGCACGAGTGTTTACTTGGTATATGTTTTTATTTGCCTGTTTATTATATATAACATTAGACACACCAACAGCCGGCACTGGTGCCCATGCTACGCTTGGTTGTCCGTTTGTATCTAAACTATATAACCATACATCGGTATTATTAATATTGTTAGTGTTTATACTATGCACTCTATTAGGAATACTTTCTGCAAAATTAAAATCGATACTTTGTAATTCACCTTGTTTAAAGTATAAGAAGAATCCAGTATTAGCAGATGCATTGCCTAGGTTATCATTTCTGTATAATATGTTAAATGCCTGAGATGGACGAGGACTAGCTTCGTAGATATATGTTTGGCCACTGCTTGTTGGACTAACTACTTCAAATGTTGTTTGTGCCCCTTCGATTGCAGCACGATATCGATAAGTTGCAATAATATTAGAAACTAAATTTATTTGATATTCACTTGTTGTGATTCCGTTAATAAGTTGGCTGTTTCCTGGTTTTCCTACCACTTGACTAGAAGTCAGGCTTGCGTTAAGTATCGTTGTAAATTGCTCTAACCAATTGTCATTACCACTATCTGCCCAGCTAATAACTAACCCAGCAAGATTTAATCCATTACTATCATATACTGTTTCTGTTGTACTAATTCCGTCAATCTTTAAATAACCCGATGATGCGATATTGCGTTTAGGAACGTAACTAATAAGACGTGCAAGTTTAAATACACTGTCGCGACGTTGTGCTGTATCAATGAAGTTTTCACGAGCATTTAAGTCTGTACGGAATGCAAGACTTTGGCCCATAAATGCGATTAAATCAATAAGTGCAATGAATTCACTTGATTCAGTAAAGTCATTAAAATCTTCAGGATAGTATAAGCGTAAGTAATCAATCATCGACTTACGAAGTGTTTCGTAATCGTAGCTTTGAAAGTCCGCATTACGGAAGGTTTGATAGATCTTAGTCCAATCTTCAGCAACTAATAAACTGGTTTGTCTTGTGGTAATAGCCATACTAATTCCCTGTTATAATGTATTTATTTAAGGAAAAAGTACGTATTTAATTAAACAGCAGTAAGTGATTTAGTTTGATTATTGAATTGTAGATTCATTGCGCTAGTCTGATTTGTTTGCAAATAACGCACAGTCAGAGCTAATTGTAGCCCTTGGTCGTACTCGGTTATTACTACACTATCAACACTAATTCGTGGGTCATAGCTAACAATTTGATTTACATCAGCTATTATAATGGCTTTAAGGTCTTCTGTCAATGGGTCATATAACACATTCCAGATAATGGTACCAAAATTCGGATTCATTAACTTCTCACCTTTACGTATGTTAAAGTGATTAATTAAATCTTGTTTCACCAGTGCGGCATCTGTCAATCGAAACTTTCTCGATCTCCCAATGGTACTGAATCCTCTATACATGTTAGCCATATTAATATTTATCCTGCTTGTATCGCTGCAACTTTAGGCCCCATTTGTGCAACTGCATACTTGCCTCTATTAAAATATGTTAAGCCAGATGTGTGGTTTGCGTCTTCGCCGCCGCCGCCTCGTCGCCATGTTCCTGCTCCGCCTGCGCCAAGTAAATGAGAAGTCATTATTAGCCCGCCGACAGTTTCGGGCGGGTCATCGGCTGTTATTGTACCTTTACTAACCATTGTGTTATAATTTTGCTGTGCATACGCTAAAACAATCGCTTCTTGCGTATCATGGGCCGCATAATAATCCTCTAGACTATTAATGCCATCTTTACCAGTCCAACTATTGGGATTAGATAACTGGCTATTACGGGATACTGAACTTTTAACATACTTAAGATCCTGCAATGCCTCGTACCCAAATTGATATTTGCCAACAAACCCAATTTGATTCTTAGCCGAATATGGATCTGCTTTGCCGCCAGATTCACTTCTAGCAAACTGAGCAAGTAATGCGGTAGTCTGTTCCTTTGACAAATTGCCGATGGTCCCATTTGCCATTTTTTGATTCCTAATGTCATCTTCTGTCACCAGTTTTGTAGTTCCACTGCCGCCCACTTTAGTGGCATCGGCATTGCCCGTATATGATTGTTGTGGTTTAATTTTAGCAGTTTCTGGCTCACCAGGCGGCAATTGCTTGCGCATATAAAATGGTTCGTGTCCAGGGGCAATTGATACAATAGAACTAATTTTACCGGCATTTACTTTATATAATCCACTACCAGTATCTTCTAAGGTGTCAGGAAGTGAATTTAAAGGAATCATTTTAAGTGCAGTAACGTCGGTACCTTTATCTGTTAGCATCGATAAACTACCTGCATCTTCAATTATTTTAGAACTAGCTTTTAATGATATCTGGCCACTAGAGTCAACATTAAAATTGCCACCTGATTTAGCCTCGAATTTTCCAGTAGTTTGTAGATTTATGCCTGATCCTGTGAGTACATTAAATTTTGCTGCATCAAATTGTATTGCATTTTCGGCACGTACACTAAACTTTCCACCGGCATTCATAGTAATATTTTTATCAGCATGCATATTAATAGAACCTTGTGTTCTAAGATTAAATCCGCCCGCCGCAAATATATCGAGTCTGCCTTCTGGTCCTAACTCGAGCCATACTGTGCCTTCTGCATTTGCAATATACATTGTATTATCGCTATCGTGCATAATTATTTGATGACCACCTGCTGTCCGTAATCTAACTAATTGATCGATTCCGGCAACACTACCATCATCCATAATAAACGTATGGCCACCTTTACGAGTAGTTACTGCATAATCATCTTCTGTCAACGTGCCGGCGGCAACTTTAGCTGCAAAATTTGGATCGTCAGCCGGATCATTGTTATACGGACGACCTGGGGTACTAATACCAAATACATTACTTGGACTTTCACGCTGACTACTACTTGTAACTGTTCCTCTTGTGTTATCTCTATCCAATCCTTGTGCTTTTAATACTTGAAACTGTTCTTCGTGTATTGGCTTAGGTTGATTAGCAAATTTAGCACGGTCTACATTCGGGTCGTTGACATTAAATTCCGACACTGGGTATTGAAAGCCAGGAGTGAGAGCTTTTTTAACATTATCACTTGCAAACGTAGTGTCTATGTGAGTTGAACTAGCTAAACCGGGTAACATGTGTCTGTTTATAGTTGAGTTAACACATGCTAACCAATATCCTTTTAAAGGATCGCCGGCAATAAACAATACAATTACTTCAACGCCGATATCCGGAGGAACCATCCACATACCATATGTATGCGGAGTTTGATCAAATGAGTTTTTTGGACTACGTGTTGCAGTAGATGTCTTTAAATTTGTAGTACCCATAAACGGGCTTGCGTAGCTTACTGTACGCCAATTTTGTGGACTATCAGGGTCGCCGCCGGTTTCTGGGATCCATACTTGTAATCTACCACAACGTGTTGTGTCTAAATTATTTTTTACAATACCGATGTACGGAAATGGATCCACTCGAATAGCCTGCGCATCTTCTCTACGCAGTGATTTATCAACTTTGGTTCCAATTCTACGATCTATTGCCATTGATTACTTTCCTTGTTGTGCTTGTGCTAAACTTGATTTTGCCGCTGCAACATCACTTATTTTACGTTGAAGTGATTCATCGAGTTTAATTTTATTTTCTGGGGTTGGGTTTTGAAAATCTGCAAATGTTTTAAGTTTATTTTCAAATCTTGCTAATTCACTTTCGGCAAATTTAACATTTTGTTCTGCTTGATTTATTGCTGCGGCTCGCTGATCACCACTGAACTCAGTGTTAATTGTATTGCCACTTACATTATCGACATAGCTATATTGTGTAGTTTTATTATTATCAATCGCTGTAGTAAATGTTGTGAAGTTTCCTGGGCCGGATCCTGGTGGTAACGTCATTCCTTTATATACATAGTTGCCCGATACTGGATCTTGGGTCACCCCTGATGGTAACGGCACTGCTGCCGTAGGTGGAGGTGGTGGAGTAATAGTTGCAGGGGCATTTGCATCAGTTATTGCTGTTGTAGATCCATCTGCTTTTATAGCCGCTAGTTTTGGGTCAATCCCAGACGGAGTTACAGTAGCCGCTTCTGTTTTAGCTTTATTAATCAAATCTTCTGCGGCTGTTACTTTAGCAATAGGTGTACTAACCTGGGCAGGCAATGATATTCCTCTAGTTCCGTTCCATCCAGCAGTTTCACTACGCTGATCATTACTAGTAGTATCTGCGCCCGCTGCTGTGTCTTGGTTAGGGTATCGGACTAAATGTAACACTTGAGTAAATTTACCATTGCTAAAATCATTATCAACTGTTAATATTTTATACAAGCCCGAAAAACCACTTGCTCTATATTTAGGATCAAAGGTCATTAATCCTGTTTCATCATTTATGTCAGTGGGTGTATTAAAAGTTAGATTACAGAATATTTCTTTTGCATCCATTACAACACTCCCATTAGGAGTTATGACCCGTGTTTCTAATTCGACTTGTCCTGTTGAATCGTATGTATTCGGATAAAACATATCATCCTGTTTAATAAATTCCGGATCACCTACAATAGTTAAGTCCACTACTAGCATATCAGCATCTGCCATTGACATAAGAGATGCGGCAAGATCTGCTGCTGTTATTTCTTTAGCTGTTTTTGCGCCGCCTGCGGCCGCATATCGTTGATCTGCATGTCGATACTTAATTTGAGTTGGCGTGATGGTATTTTGTTTTGTTAAAACTGGTGCTACTAAGCAAGACACTCCATCATCCTCGTATTTCCCGGCTACCCCAACAGTATTCATTTCTCGTGATGGGTATGCGGTTTTAGATGTAAAATACATTGCATCAAACTTAAGATCTACATTTAATATATCATCATTTTTGCCGGTATATATGTAATTATAATTCTTTACTGCATTATTATGTTTTGCTTTTCCTTGCGGAGCTTCTTCAATTCTGACATTATATATTTCGTATGGTAATACCTCATACGTAATATCTTTAGCAAATGTATTAGTAAATGGGTCGAATCCTTTTAATTTAATCTTAGGAATAATTTTAAACCATTTTACTATTTGATCTTGTTTAGCTAATAATTCTTTTGTATATGTTTCACTATCTGTTGTACTTTTGTCAGACAGTTGACTTATTATATATTGACTATTTCGTATAATCAATGCCACTACACTTTCAATAGAATCGCCCTGTTGTATAGGGAATGTTCTCTGGCGCAAATCTAACGCAGCTGTTACAGCTCCCATATTACCTTGTCGAGCCGATTGAGTATTACTAATATCTGCCATTGGTGCATTTTCTGGTGATGCTGTTTTATCATTTTCATACATAGGCTGATCTGCAATAGTAGGATGAATATTAAAGCTGTAGCTATTAGATAATAATACTACATGATCTAATTCTAATTGTAATTCATATGCATTTAGTGCATCAGCATAAGATTTAGCTTTATATACATAATGCTCTCCTATTCCGGTTAAACTGCCGCCACCTCTACTTGCCGCTTGTGTAAATATCAACGGAGCATTTGGTCCTAGACCACTTTGTGCCGCTGCTTCTCGTTCTGATGCTATTTGTGTTGCTAATGCACGTGTACTGTCATCCGACCCTTTAAAATACCCATTGACTGTTCCTGCGGTAAGTTCTAAGTTAACTTTGGTATTAACATTTGATTCATTGAATGCTTGATGACTGTACGGTTGTGCAGTTATTTGATATTCTGTACCTTGATGTGTTAATTTTGCAGTACATGTTAGAATTTTAATTGGCATGCGTTTAGTTATATTTGGAATCGGAGTCTGCGCATTTCCATCATCGTCGGTACCGAAGAAGTCTATTTGAATTAGATAAGGATTATCTAAATAATTAGAGGAATTTATTATTTCAGATGCATCCATCAATCTATCTAAGAATGTTAAGCCATATGGTTCTACTAATGTAAAAGTCATATCAATGGCATTAGTTGCTCTATTACGCTCACCTAATCCAATTACTGTTGTTAAATGAAAGTTTGAGAAATAGAAGTCTTCTCCAAAATTTGGGTCACGGCCAAAGGCGTTTGCTCCAGTTTTTTGTGAATTCCATCTGCCGGCGCTTGCTACTAATACATGTGATGGTGTATACTCACCTTTCTCAACAATTGTATTATAATCATCGATAGTCAATAAATGTAAACTTATACCATATGTGTAACTCGGGTAGGCATGCAACGGATTTGGGCGAGCCCCTGTGGTTGACGTTGTAGTTGACCCAGCTCTCTGATCACCTGCTACAGCTTCGTTTGCATTGCTAGATTGCGATGTTACAACTACCGGGCCGGATGCATTGTTTATAGATGCTTGTTGAGCTGTAGTTAACGGAATCCCGGCAGTTGCTGGAACAATCTCAGCAGGTTGCGGCTGTGGAGTAACTGCTACTTGCGCCGGGGCATCAACGACTCGGCCCATTGATTTCATTGATGCAATATTATTGGTTACTTGTGTTCGCTGTTCTTTAACTCGGGACGAAGCAGTTGCTTGACCTTGCCAAGCTGATAAAGCATTTTTCTTAGGTTCACCATCTTCGAGCGCATCAATTTCTGTTTTAAGAGC